ACTACTTATTAACGGAAGGCAAACCGTATGACAACAGCAACACAAGAACAAATAGTTAAATCACATGCAAGGGCAAAAGTTGCAGATGCTATTAGCGAAGTAACATCTACAACTGATAATAAACTGACAATTACTACATCAGTTTTATTCAATGATTTTCCATGTGTAACTAATTATGGTTATTATGGAACTGATCAATATGATGTGTATGCAATTAGGATCATAATTTACACAGAAGTTAATTGCGGCTCTGAATACACAGAACCAGGCGTATCGCATTATTACAGAATAAATTACAGGGCGGTTTTGCGTACTGGTGCAATTGGATCTGTGACTAAAAAAGAACCTACTCACAGAACTACACTTTCAAACATGATAGGTGCAGTTGCTGTTACACAATTAGAGCAATCTAATGTTAAACAATTAATGGGTCAGGCTAGAAATATGTTAAGCATGATGGAGGCGTACAAATAATGAAAAGCATATTTATTGAAGCCCGTGAGTGGTTTGATAAATCAGGCGGCAATAGTTATTGGTCCGCTCACATCAAAGTTGATGGGGAATTAGTATTAGTTATTCCCATGACTTACGGCTATGACACTGCTTATTTGCATGAGTCTTTACAGGCTTTGCATCAAGCAGGACACATACCTACATTTGATTTATGGAATTTAAGGCAAGCAGGATTCCATATTTATCACACAAAATACTCAACAACTAAAAACAAAATGTACAAATTAGAGAAAGAAAGTACCTGTGTATGAAATTTACAATAGAAATGACAGTTGATTTTGAAGGCTTTGATATACCAGTAAATAAAAGCCTATCTATGATCAACGCTATGCAAAGAGAGCAAGTTGCCAATGCGGTGCAGAGCGCTCTCAAAGCAATGAAACCGCAAATTCACAATGTGTACAAACAGAGGACCAATGGCTAACCAGGAAATCCAAGATCCACGCTGTGCTTGGTGTGGAACTGCGGGTAGTTCAGCAAACAGAGTAATCATTTTTGTTCAAGATGATAATTTTTATTTGTGTGAATGTGAATGGTGTGCATCAACGGAATACTTTAGGAGGAAGGCATCAAATGGAAATGGAAACTAATTGGAAATTAACACGCAGGGGCTGGTTTGTTTTAGTAGTTCTGCCAGTTGCTATGTTAATTGTAATGTTTACCTACGCCACGCATGATATGTGTTATGTAGGTCAGCCTGACGGCAATATGTTTGGCTATGGATCATGTTCAGCAATGATTGACAGAGTAATAGAGGAAGGCAAATAATGAAAAAGAAAATAGCAATATCTGCATTAATAGCATTGTTGGCTTATGCCGCATTGAGTATTTTTGCAACAGATGCAAGAGCAGATGTCTATGTAAAAGTAGATGCAAGTGGCAACGCAATAGGCGGAGCAATTATGTGTGATGCTGGAACTTGCGGTGCAGGCAGTGAATACTCACGCTTAACCTTGCAACCAGGTGAACGCTATGTATTACAAGGTACTGGTCATGCAGGCATTGGCAATAACAATCCAAATACTGAAGTCAAAGTTGATTTACAGACTAATGAATGGATCGTGACGCGGGAAGTTGTAGTTGTACCTGTTGAGCCTGTTGTAATAAATAATCAACCAGTGTTGTCTTATACAACGCAAACTGTTGAAAAATTTACACCTGAAACAAGTCCAGGTAATGACAGGCCAGCACCAGTGCTTGTTGTAAATCCAACACCAGTTGTAATTCCAACTGACTCAACTACGGCTACCGCAACAACAGACACCAGTACCGCTACTACTGACACAGCCACAGCCAATTTGTTTATGACAACTGCATCTATTGATTATTTAACAATAGATTGGGAAACAGTTGATATTTACAATTTTGATTGGGATTTATTTTGGATATGGCTAACAGAAACATTGTGGGCGTTAAAACCATGACTCCAGGATTTTCAATGATGGGATCAGGCATCTATTCACAAGAAGTGGATAGAGAAATAGTTTGCGCTGAGTTATGCACAGAGTGTGATGAACAAGGTAAAACCTGTGATAACTATTGGACTGAAAATGTCAATACAGATGATTGGGGCAATATTGAATGGGATACAACTTGTCCTAAATGTGAACATAAAGTTACCTATAAGGAGGAAAAAGAATGAGTTACGCAATAGTTGTTATAGATGATGGCAGAGAAAGTTGGCAACAGCATTATGATAATTGCATAGATGCAGTAGATAACTTTCACAAGTTTACAGATCATGGCTTAGCGGAGGTAGATAGGACCATTACGCTTATAGAACCCAACAATAAATTACACACAAAGACCTTCATTAGACCAGGTTTAGAGGGTAAACTTTTCCTGTCCTATAAATAACCTGAAAGGGGTAAATAAATGGATCAAATGATCAAACGCTGTGCTTATGGTGCATGGCATTTTGGGGAACAACTTTGCGGGGCTTGTAAGAAGGAGCGAAAGGGCTAAGCCTGCGCCGTTTCACCCAATTCCTTTTAATAGCCGTTTTGTCGGTAGGAATTGTGGCCATATCCCCTGCCAAAGCAATTGCTCCAGTAATGAGCAAAGAACAAAAGCATAATTTTGCAATTTCTATAATGAAACCAAAAGATTACGCTAGGTTGCTGGTTGGAAAACAATTTAAACAACCTCAAACAGAGTTCAGATGTTTGGCACAATTGTGGGGCAAAGAGTCAGCGTGGAATTACAAGGCTAAATCTCCTACGCATGACTACGGAATTCCACAAAGACACATGAAGCGCAATACCAAGGCTCAGATTGCCAACTTCATGGAAAACCCGCATACTCAAATTCAATGGGGGTTGAACTACATAAAAGTAAGATATAAAACTCCTTGCGGAGCGTTAGAATCATGGCTATCAAGATCAAAGAATGGGCGTGGGGGTTGGTACTAATGAGCATTATTCCTGTTTATGTAGAACCAGTATTTCCAACTATTGACCCGTCTGAAATCTACGAAGATGATGATGAAGATTAGTGGACAAGAAAGTTGTTGAATTAGTCCATGCTAGGGCGGCGGGCTACTGCGAAAAGTGCGGTATGCCTGCCTTGGAGAACATGGCGTTGCATCATAGAAAACTCAAATCTAGGGGCGGGAAAGACACACCTGCCAATTTAATCTTGGTCCATCACGGGTGTCATAATCTAAAAACAGATAGTATCCACCTTGCACCAGGCTATGCCACGGAAAAAGGCTGGATTGTTCCATCTTGGGAAGAACCCACCAGTTTTCCAATGGTCAAACCTGATGGCACAATTGTCTTATTAAAAGATGACGGTACAGAGGCCGTTATGATGGAAGGTGATTAATGCAAATTACGGTAAAAGGCAATGTTGGTAATGACATTGATCTTAAATTTAGCAAGAACAATAAAGCGTATGCAACATTTAGTTTGGCGTACACACCAAGGACCAAACAAGGTGATCAGTGGGTTGATGGTGACACTACCTGGTTTAGAGTTGTTCAGTTTGATAAAAAGGCTGAAGCGCTCGCAGACTCAATTAAAAAAGGTGACAGCGTTGTTGTTGTAGGCGAAATGAAACAATCTACATACAAAGACCGTGACGGCAATGACAAATCAGTGCTTGAAATTACAGCAACTGATGTAGGTTTAGTGCCTAGATTACAAACTAAGTCAAGAGCGAAGGAGCAAATGCCATCATGGTAGAAGAAAATTTATTAAGCGCGGCTGAAGTTACAGAGTTATTAGGCATTACATTAAACAACTTGCGACAGATACAGCACCGCAAAACTCTTACTTGGGTTTCTAAGAGCGGGCGTAATGTTTATTACCGCAAAGAAGATGTAGAAGCGTACAAAGCAAAGCGTTCAGCCCGTAATGGCTGATGTAAGTAATATAAGAGAATTACTTGCCGTTGTAGAAGCAGTGACGCGGCAAAAAGTAATTTCTGAAGTTACAGCATTTTGCTCAGAGTTCCATCATCACATAAATGACCGTGATGTTGTAATTGTTGATCAACTACTGGAATTCCTCAAACCAGTACAGCAGGAGTAATCAACGCTAGACTTTTTCCATGCTAACCATAGAAAAAGAAGTGACTATTGCTGAAATAGATGAAGCCATCAGCAATGTTTACTCTATGCTGAAAACAGATACCTATGGCAATCGTATGGATTGGCGCAAAAAACAGATATTGCAAACATCTTTAGATGACCTTTTAGACGCTAGGTTAAATTTACAAAAGACAGGTAGCGCTGTAAGTGAGTAGTGAAGCAGGCTTTGTAGATACTTGGCTTGATACAGATGATGTAAGAATTACATATTGCCATGAGGGTAACCAAAAGTAACCTTTTGTAACTTTGGCTCAATTTGCGGGAAAAAGTTTCCTATAATAAAGTGAACACATAATGGTAAACAAAACCCCTTTGCATGAGTTAGTTGATCGTGAAAAGCAGATCATTGAATTGCGTATTGAGGGTTACACCTGGAGGCAAATAGCAGAACACACGCAGATGTCACCAGCAGGAGCGCTGAAGGCTTACAACCGTGCAATGGTTAGAACGCTTAAACCAGCATCTGATGAATTGCGTGAATTGGAATTAGATCGCCTAGACACGCTCCAACAAACATATTGGCAACCAGCCGTGAACGGGAATCTTAGAGCCGCAGATTTCATTTTGCGTGTAATTGATAAGCGGGCAAAAATCCTGGGGCTTGATGCTCCAACTAAGATCCAAGCAGAGGTGGTGACTTATGACGGAGGAACAAATCTTGACGCAGAAGTTGAAGCAATCGCAAGACTCATTGATGCAAGCAGAACCGTTGCTGATGACGGAGCAGAGATCCACACCATCACTGAACTCCAGGATCAAAGCGAGCAGATGGGTTTGGAAGAACAAACTGGCGCGGAAGGAACAATTACCACCTGAAGGTGATTGGAACATTTGGCTTTATATGGCAGGCCGTGGTGCAGGAAAGACCCGTACAGCCGCAGAATGGCTAGCGTGGGAGGCTATTAGACAGCCTGCTACTAGATGGGCCATCATTGCGCCTACTTTTTCTGACGCAAGAGATACATGCGCTGAGGGTGAATCAGGCGTAGTTTCTATTTTAAATCGTTATCACATGCTTGCTAATTACAACCGATCTATTGGCGAGATCTTATTAACCAACGGAAGCCGCATAAAACTATTTTCTGCTGATCAACCTGAACGCTTTAGAGGACCGCAACATCATGGTGCTTGGTGTGATGAATTAGGTGCTTACCGATATGAAGAAGCCTGGGATCAATTGCAATTTGGATTACGCCTTGGCAAAAAACCTAGAGTTGTTGTAACCACTACGCCTAGACCAACACCGTTAATTAGATTGTTAGCAAACCGCAAAGACGGATCTGTAACTATAACCAGGGGAACTACATTTGATAACGCGGCTAACTTAGCCCCATCTGCGCTTATGGAACTTCAGGCTAGATACAACGGAACAAGACTGGGAAGGCAAGAACTGTATGGAGAAATTCTTGATGATGTGGAAGGCGCTTTATGGACCAGGGGAATCATTGACCGTAACCGTGTAGATAAACAACCAGCGCTATCTAGGATTGTAGTTTCTATTGATCCAGCAGTAACCAGCAATGAGAAATCAGATGAAACTGGAATTGTTGTAGTCGGATCTAGTTCTGATGGCCATGGATATGTACTGGGAGATTACAGTTTTAAAGGATCGCCATTAGCCTGGGCATCAAAAGCGGTAGATTTATTTGATACCTATAAAGCAGATGCAATCCTGGTGGAAGTAAACCAGGGCGGAGATATGGTCAGTGCAGTTCTTAAACAAGTCAGAGCAGGGCTACCAATCAGGGAAGTGCGAGCGCATGTTGGTAAAAAGTTACGGGCAGAACCAGTAGCGGCAATGTATGAGCAGGGCAGAATCCATCATGTAGGTGAATTTGCCTGGTTAGAAGATCAAATGACTAACTGGACTCCTGAAGATCAATACTCACCTGACAGAATTGACGCTCTTGTACAAGGTTTTTCTGATTTACTTGGCAAGGTAACTGTTAGCAATTACTTCAATGCAATTTCTAATATGTGTCCTAGTTGCGGGCTACCAATGCCTAAAAGTTTTGGCAATTGTTCTAAGTGTGGAGCGGCTATGATTAGCACTGTTCCTGAAGGAGAGTAAATGGCTGTTACATATAACACCACTATTGATCAAGGCGCTGATTGGTACTTTACAGTCACTTACGCAAACCCAAATGGCACGCCAATAAACATCACTAACTACACGGCGGCTATGCAATTGCGTGCTACTCCACAAAGCGTAAATCCAGTTTTAACTTTAACTACACAAAACGGCGGAATCACAATTACAGGCAATACAGGAACAGTTGCACTACATGCCACAGCCGCACAGACCATGGATATTGTTGAAGGCTCATACGCTTATGATGTTGAGATTTATTCTGCAACTAATCCATCTGTAACAACCCGATTAGTGCAAGGTTCAATTCTAGTTTCTGCGGAGGTCACACGGTGAGCCAAGATCAAATTACGGTATCGCCAGTAATCAACCAAATCACTGTTGCCTCACCAGGACCACAAGGACCTGCGGGCGCATTTCAACCATCTGATATTGCTTATACTCATGTGCAAGCCGTAGCAAGTGCTACTTGGACCATTAACCATAACCTTGGTTTTAATCCAACGGCAGTTGTCTTGGACTCATCAGGAACGCAATGTGAAGGCACTTTCAGTTATCCTACGCTTAATCAAATGGTGATCACATTTAGTTCAGCATTTACGGGAAACGCTTATGTTGTATAGGAGCATATAAATGGCAAGAAAATTTTTAGTATCAATTGATCTTAACAAGAATGAACTGCAAAACGCGGTTATTCAAAACCTTGGTACTGCACCAGGCACACCTCTTGCTGGTCAAATTTATTTCAACACAGGTGACGGAGAGATTTACTACTATGACGGTAGCGCCTGGGTATCTGTACTAAATGAATCAGAAATTATTTCAGGAACTTTTGCGGCACGCCCTGCGGCTGGTGTACCTGGCCGTTTGTATTTTGCAACAGATCAACAAATTCTTTACTTTGATGACGGAACTGCTTGGGCGCAAGTTGCCAACTTTGGCAATGTGTCAGCACAAACATCTTATGGCGCATCAAGCGGAAACGGATCTGCTAATACATACTCCCGTTCAGATCACACCCACGGTACGCCAGGACTTTCTAATACAACACCACAATCATTAGCAATAGGTGGAAGCGGATCTGCTGGATCAGCCTCTGCACCTAGCCGTGATGATCACACTCACGCTATGCCTACATTTGGCAATGTCACTGCACAAACATCATTTGGTGCGGCAAGCACAAATGGATCATCTACATCTGTTTCACATGCAGATCACCAACATGGAACTCCTACACATGACAACGCCGCTCATGCAACAATTAATCTTTCAGCGCTCGCCGCTCCTACTGCTGATGTTTCATTTGGTGGCTATAAGATCACATCTGTTGCTACACCAACATCATCAACTGATGCGGCAAACAAAGGCTATGTAGATGCCGCAATTGAAGGTTTAACCTGGAAAGCCGCCGCAAACTTATTTGCATCATCTGATGTGGCTCTAACAGGCTCAACTGGCACATTAAACATTGATACATACGGTGCTTTAACTTCTGCTGATAGCGGATACCGCATTGTTCTTTCAAATCAAACAACAGATACTGAAGATGGTATTTATGTTTACACTGATGACGGAACTAACTACACCTTAACCCGTTCCGCAGATGCTTCTACATTCCAAGAATTAGAAGGCGCAACAATTTATGTTCTAGAAGGAACTACAAAGGCTGGTACTTCTTGGACTCAAAGCAATCACTATTTATCATCATTTGCAGGTCAGACCTGGGTACAACTAGCAGGACCTGGCGTATTTACTGAGGGTAACGGTATTGATATTGCCTCCAATGTAATCAGCGCTGTTGCTGGTACAGGTATTACCGTGACATCAGGCGGAATCAACATTGATACTGCTGTTGTAGTAACCAAATATGCGGCAAATGTCGGTGATGGCTCAAATACTTCTTACACAATTTCTCATAACTTGGGAACTAAAGATGTGCAAGTGACTGTTTATGACAACTCCAGTCCATACGCTGAAGTGATCTGTGATGTCCAACATACAAGCACCACAGCAGTCACCCTGTTGTTCTCAGTTGCGCCAACTTCAAATCAGTATAGAGTTGTAGTCCAAGGTTAATAACTTCCCGCACTACAAGGGGATAAAGGGAGATACACATGGGTCTGCGTGACCGTATCGCAAGAGCATTAGCAACTGGCAGTATTGAAAAAGGTCCAAACCTGCCTGCTGGTACAAACACAATTCCAACTGAAACGCTTATGGCGCAAGGTGCATTGGCTATGCAACAACAATATGGAATTGTAAATCCTTTACCTAGATCTCCTTACTCTGCAAGCGTGCCATTTGGTCCAGGATTACCAATCCCTGCCGCCGCAATTAACCCAATTAATCCAACAACGGGCCGCCCTGAACCACGCCGCTATGAATATCAAGTTGCTCAGAACATCAACATCACTGAAACACGGCTTGTACCTTTTAAAACACTAAGAGCCGCCGCAGATCAGATTGATATTTTGCGCCGTTGCATTGAAGTAATTAAAAACAAAATGTCAGGTTTAGATTTTGACATTGTTATGGGAACTGACGCATCAGAAAAAATTGCGACAGAAGCAGGCGGAGATCATGTGCGTGCCATGGCTAAAGCCCGTGAGAAATACACAGATGAAATTAATAGATTGCGTACATTTTGGGAAGTACCTGATAAAGCCAACGGATATACCTGGGCTGATTGGTTAAACATTGCATTAGAAGATATTTTAGTTATTGATGCTTGGGCTATTTACCCACAAGCAACAGTAGGCGGAGATCTATTTGGCTTTCAGATCTTAGATGGATCAACTATTAAGCCATTAATTGATGACCGTGGTATGCGCCCAATGCCACCTAATGCGGCTTTCCAACAGATCCTTTATGGTTTTCCTAGATCTGAATTTACAGCAACTGAGGAAGATCCAAAGGCAGATGGTGAATTTACTGCTGATCAATTGGCTTATTGTGTGCGTAATCGCCGTTCTATTTCTGTATATGGATTTAGCCCAACAGAGCGAGCGTTACCGCTAGCGGATATTTACCTACGCCGTCAGCAATGGCTACGGGCTGAGTACACAGATGGTGTATTGCCTGATCTTATGTTTACAACTGATGAAGATTGGGGAACTAACCCTGATCTATTGCGTGCCTATGAAAACATTTTAAATGATGACCTTGCAGGACAGACTGAACAGCGTAAGCGTGCAAGATTGCTACCTAAAGGCTTATCTCCAATTGTTAATGAAGGCTATGGCGAGAAATTTAAAGACACGCTTGATGATTATTTAATTACTAGCATCTGCGGACACTACGGCGTACAACCTGCTGAAATTGGGTTTGCTCCAAAGGGCGGATTAGGCGGAGGCGGATTTGAAGAAGGCCGCGCTCAGAACGCTGAGGCTATTGGTATTCAACCATTGGCTAACTGGATCTCAAAGATGGTCACAAACCTTTCTTATACATATTTAGGTATGCCAAGAGAATTAGAATTTAAATTGATGACATCACAGCGTTTGGACAATGAGGAAAACGCACGCAAATCACAGATTGAAATTACTAGCGGAGGTAAAACAATCAATGAGCGCAGATCAGAATTGGGATTGCCATTGCTTGATACCCCACAAGCAGATATGCCGTTGCTTGTATCAGGATCAAGCGTGTATTTGTTCTCACCTGAAGG